TGGTAGTGTGCAAGGTCAACTATGGCTTTACTCGCTGTCTTGGATGTTAACTGACCTTGCCTGTGTCGCACAAGGACTTTCATTATTTCCCAACGCCACACATCATTGTCCTGCATATTCTTAGCGATGCTGTTGATGATATCTAGTATCTCATCTTTAGTCATCATGCCTCCGTCCTTTCTTTACCACCGCTTTGCGGATTCTATGACATTAATTATTTCTTTCGCAACAGCTTGATCCACCGCCGCTATCCTACGACTTGTATATTCGCTTACCGTTTGCAGTGAGTCTAACTCAATAAACTTTTTTACTGCACTTACGATAGACGAATAGTAGCCTTCATTGAGCCACTTTATTTCGTTGTCTTTCTTGCTAAAATAAGACACCTGCAAAGTGTAGTTTTGACTGTCAAATTCAATTCGGTACTTTTCATTGATAGGAATAATTTGCTTACTCATCGCCGCCCCCGCTCCGTATTCTTACTATTTCTCTACTCGAAACAATCTCACATCGAGCTTCTATTTCTTTGATCCTGCGCTTCGGTATGTCGTAGTGATCTTTATGAAACCAACAACGCTTGATACCTAGATCATCTGCCATTCGATGAAGATTTTCTATCGAATAGGGATCGCATATCAAATGTCTTTTGCCGTCAGTTAGATATTTCATATCAACCTCTCTATGTGTTAGGCTCTGCATCATAAATCAAAGCCTGTATTGCACTTTCTGGCACACGAAAACCTTTCTTTCGCATTTCAGTCAGGTATTCAGCCATCTCTAAAGATGTTTCACACAAAAAGCCTTCGACTTCTTCATCAAAACGATTAACCCAGTGACACACAAATCCGATTTGATTTTCGTACACATAAGCGTCAGACATAACCACATTGTTGTCTTCCATATACTTTGCCCAAAGTTCGTAGCGACCATCAGGGCAGACTTCCATCATCTTCTCCCATGACAAATCCACATCAGGTGTCAGTTCAGGGATTGGTGTACTCCATCTACAATAACTCATTACAAACTACTCCTGCTCTGGCAAAAAAGATTCTAGTGCATTCTTGGGAATGTAGTCTAAGAGTAGACAAATATGATTAAAATCTCCATTGTCAAAATCTTTTTTTATTTGATTCATCACCTTACCAAGCAATTCCATATTTGTATGATGATAAGGTTTGTTCCGTTGCAAGTCATCTTGTGTCATCAGATAATCTCCTTTATTTGCTTCCTCCGATTCAAAGTGAGCCTTTTTAAGTCATGCTCAGGACCAGAAGAGTGTTAATCCTATTATAAAGGGCGATACAACCTTTCCCTGGTGATCTCGCGCCGTCCTGCCGTTCGGATTCCACTGGCATCAAGTGTACTCACGAGAAACTTGGAGCTGGCGGAGAGACTTGAACTCCCAACATTCTGCCTACAATGCAGACGTTCTACCATTTGAACTACACCAGCTTTATATTCCTATTATTTTTATATTCTATCATATAGACTCCTAATTGGGAAGATGTTATTTGCCGAGACGCTGGGCTAATCCTGCCTCAAGAAAATCATCTATATCCCCGTCAAGAACACCTTGGGCATTGCCTTTTTCAACTTGTGTTCTCAGGTCCTTGACCATCTGATAGGGATGCAGAACATATGATCTGATATGATTGCCCCACCCGATATCGGTCTTGGCAGCGCTTGAGGCATTGGCATCATCAACCACGGGATAAACCAACACCGAAGCAAAACTGGTGTGACGACGAGCGGAGCTGTCGTAAGGCGAAATACGCACCAACCGATGCACTCCAGATTCCGTTTTCATCCAGCCATAGGCGCGTTCACCATTAAAGCGCATGGTCACTGATTTAATGCCTGCTTCTTCTCCGGGGCTTTCCTCAATATATTCAATTTTATAGCTGTGCTGTTCTGCCCAGCGTGAATACATCCTGACCAGCATCTGCGCCCAGTCCTGTGCTTCGGTACCGCCTGCCCCGGCGTTAATCTCAATGAAACAGTCATTGCCATCTTCCACGTCACGAATTTTGTATATCTCACTCATCCTTATTCTCCTTTATAATATGATGACATTTTCATTAAGTCATCCAGAGTGTCTAAGTCTGCTACCTCTCTGTAATAAGAATACATTTCATCATACGCAAATTGTACGAGTGTTTCTATATCCCAATTGTCAACGACTATTGTGACAGCCTCTGATATCTGGTCATCTGTATATTTATTCTTACTCATCCTTATTCTTCTTCCTGACATTGAAACTCATCTATGTATGCTTGTACAGGAAACAAGTCAGGCATAAATCTTGCAAGGTCAATGATGGCATTTTGCGCTTTTTGGGTAGATAAGTCACCATCTCTGTGTCGTACAAGGACTTTTATTATTTCCCAACTCCAATAATCATTTTCCTCAATCAACTTAGAAATTTTGTTGACGGTATTTAGTATCCTATTTTTAGTTTGACGGTGTTTGTCTTGGTAAATTATTTGCTCATCTTTCTTTAGCTTGGCTGAACTACTATCAACTAATACAAGCATATCACGCATTAATTCTGATACGACATCATGCCTAACGTGATCCTTTATTAAGTCATAATTTGGTATGACATTATGTAGCGACACCACTTTACCGCCGTCTTCGTTATCACACATTTTGATGTCGATATATAATTCTCTATTTAACATTGCTTTCTCCTGTTAATGTTGCACCGCTGGAGACCAAAAAGTTGTACGTCCGTCATTGAGTTTAATTCGCTCAACTGGATTGCCATAGATATCTTGTGTTTGATTATATACCATTACATGACCACCACGAGCAGCAACTATCTCGTTAGGGTTAGAAGCAAAGCGAGTATACTGTCCATGATTATTATAAAGATCAGAATAGTTACGAATAGTTGCACCCCCAGTGGAGTATGATGCCGAAAGTATTTGACACACTGCGTGATAAAGTTTTTCAAGTTCTTCATCTGTACATTCCTCTATAAGTTTATCAGGTCTTATCCCAGCGAGAAAAAGAGATTCAGATTTGTAGATATTTCCGACTCCAGATATTTGAGACTGATCCATAAGCCACTTAACCATTGTCCATCTGGGTTTGAGACGAGCAATGCGTAAAAATTCGGATAGAGTACAAGGATTATTAAGCATATCAGGACCAATAGAATCCAGTTTTTTCTGATGATCCTTATCATCAAATACAAACTTAATAGTGCCAAAATTGCGTTGATCATTATAGTATACCGCCGTATCGTCATCAAAGTAAAACGCAATGCGAGTATGCTTTGAAGGTTGAAGTTTAAAATTACCACTCATACCAAGAGTGGTATACATATAGCAGATAGGAAATAGGTCGCCAAACTCCCACCAAATAAACTTGCCTTTGTTAAATACGCCTTTTACAGGAAGATGGTTATCTTCCAGTGCAATGTAAAAATTAGCAAAACCAGCAGGTAAATTTTTAGTATACCTGCCAGAAATAAAATTTAAGTTTACAAGTGCCTTACCTCGTACAGCACGATCTACTTGACGAGCTGTACGAGTGCACTCTGGACCTTCTGGCATTAACGCATCCGAAGTTGCATAGAACGCGGAAAGCCCCAAACATCAATTGCTGGAACACGAATCTTGCGCTCCTTAGTATTCTTTTTATCTGGGTTATCAATTGTGAGCATTACTCTCTTGCCTGCTCGCCAAGCAGCTGTCTTATTAAGTAGTTCTTCATTAGAACCTACATAATCGCGACGACAAGCGTTTACAAGATTACGGGAATAGTTAGGGCGTTGGCCCTGAGAAATAAAGCCTTTAGACTTACCACCTTTTTTAGCCATAGTTGTCTCCATTAGTTTTGATATACACAATATATCAAAATAAATAGCATTAAGCAATTATAGAGTAGAAGTCATTGATACATAATTGGAAGTGATTGTTGAATTTTGATAGAGGTCTAAAAATGATGAGACAAACTGGTGAGGTTCGTAGTGATAAGAACACTGTGAACACTCAACCAGGTCAATAGGTTCTACTTTACCTCGCAGAAACCAAATTTCTTCTTCATAGGAACATAGCGGGCAGCTACTTCTGGCTCTCTGAATAGACATGATTTACTTTTTTCTTGTATAAGTCCATAGAGTGATCAAAAATTCCGTCAAAGACTTGTCCTTTTGCAATAGCGCGAGCACGTCCTCTCCAACGATCTTTAAATCTTTGCCATGGAGTCATTTTCCTAATGTTGCCATGATGGTTAATATAAACTAATTGACCGTGATGACGATATATAAATGGAAACGGAACTTTTGTAACAATATCGTTATTATTGACAAAGCGCCAATGCTTAATATTGTCGTTATCCATTTCTTTAACGAAGGCTTTATTACCTACACGGGGGGAACCAAATGTATAGAGTTCATGGGCGTCTAACCGACTTGCCATAATGGTAGCTAATGCAGCTCCTAGAGAATGCCCCGTACACGTAATTTCAAAACCATCGTCAAGTTTTTGTTCGCTTATCCAACGAACAATATCATCATACACGTGATCGATAGCTTGTGCAAATCCAAAATGGACTAAACCCTTTTCTCGTGCCTTTTTTCTCCAAGCCTTGGCATCAGCCAAGATATCTTTCATTTGATCAGGCTCGGTTCCTCTAAATACGATGAAAATAGTATTTGCATGGGTACAAGTAAAGGCTTGAGTACCTTCTTTGTCGTACCAAGCCCAGTTATTAATTCCTAGTTTATTTAGTTGTTCTTCAACAACTTCTTTATCTTGATATACAAGACTAGCAAAGTCTGCCATCATAGCAGCTTTTTTCAAATTTAAGTTCATGAGGGGAACTCCTTTATTTACATAGGTTTAAATACTCCGACTTGAGAAGGTACTCCTTCAATGTAGTAAACTTTTTCAAGTTGAATTATTCCTTCTTTTTCTAAATCTATAGTGGCGCCTTTAACTCCGTTAGAACCAGATGCTTTTGTATCTTTTTCGTGCCAATCATCATAAACTAATACAGTTGCTCCAAGTTCTATTGCCATTCGCGTATCAGCAACTACAGATTCATAACTGTGGCATCCGTCAATAAAAGCCATGTCAAACATTGTATCTTCTAATAATGGTTTTGCTTCTTTACTGTCAGAGGCAATAAAGTTAAATCTATCACCATAACGTTCTTTAACAGTTTTAGAGGCTGGAACGGTAGCTCCATGCTTACAGATATCTACAGCAGTAAGCTTTACCGTTTGTTGTGGATGCCACTCTAACCACATGGAGGCAGAACATCCAATATTAAAACCTATTTCAAGAATATGGTTAATTTCATAAGTTTCATAAACACCTTCAATAATATGACGAAAGATTTCGGGATCATTTCCATTACAACCCCAAAATCCTTCACTACTTTTATGAGTGTTTAAAATATAGTTTAACCAGCTCACTTTGATTTCATTTTCTTCAAAATTGCAGCTTGAAGTGCTGGTGGAAGCTTGCGCTGTGCTGGTGTTAAACCATCCTTTTTACGTTGCATTTTTGGTTTACCGCCATTCATCATCGGATTACCCGATTTTTTATCTTTATGCATAGCCATTATGACTTTCCTCTCTTTCCTAGGTCTTTTTTCTTACCCTTGTAGGGTCCTGATTTTCTTGCTACGAGCCCACGTGCAACAAGGCGGGCACGATTAGTAGACCCAATCGAGTTACCCGCCTTGTGCTTACGCAATAATTCCGAAAGATTAATCTTTGGTTTCTTGCGTTGTTTAGCCATTATTGTGACTTCCAAATAGTGTATGCGCCCCACACGATAGCAGCCCAAGCTGCAATACCGATGAGTGGTTTAAAAGCAAGAGCTATCACACCCATTGCTACCAGAGCGATACCGTCCCAGGAAGTACGTTCTTTTAGTCTCGACTTCATCCAGTTCATCCACCGACTCCTTTCCTATACGAACGAGTTTTAGCTGCAACTTTCTTTGGTTGCTTAACAAACTGTTTTCCAGCTTTAGAGCCTTTTCTCTTCGCACGATTTGTCGCTGCTTTTTCGGCAGGCGATAACGCCGACCAAGCAGCTTCAGGAAGGTA